ATTTTTTAAGGGTCTTTTTTGATGGTTTTTTTCTTTTCACTTCTCCGGCGTAAGATTTTCCATCCAAAAAACAGATATGCATATAACGATAAGCATCTATCTTTTTGGTTCTTACCCTACCGCCATTGGCTACACATTTTTCAAAAGCAAGAGGCATATTATTAAAATTTAAAAACAAAAACGAACTACTTATAAAGTAGTCCGTCTATGTGTTTAGAGTAGGACTTATCCACAATTTAACCTTTTGCAAAGTTAGCGCGGATATTTTATACTTAAACTAATTTAAAAAGATTACTTTACCCGTTCACCCCTACACGGAGGGGGACGCCTATTTAAATAACCTCCCCCCTTTTCCCCTCCTGGCTCCCAAATACTCACCCGTTTAGAAAAAGAAACGAGAAAGAAAAAGATTTAATTAAAACTGACGCAAAAACATTTGAGCGAGCCAGTTTTCATCTCATTTGGTATGCCTATCAGGTTTTTAAGGTATCTGGTTATTTAATCAATTTTAAATGTAAAGAAATAAAAATATATGTCAAGCGACCACAAAATTAAACTGTGGATAACTTTTTTTTCTTAAACGGCCTTTCTTTTTCATACCATTCCCAAACTTCCAATCTTTTAGTTTCAGAATTCTTGTTTATGCGAACTGAATTTATATCAGAAAAAAACAATTTTATCCATTGGTCTTTGTATTCAAGGAGTCGTTTGAGAAGTTCTCTTTCGTTGTTGCTTAATTCTTCCATTTGAATCTTTTGTTGTTTTTAATCTTTTCCAAAACATCGCTTCCTTTCCAATCGCCAGGATAACCGAATTTATCAACCAACCAAATAAGCGGATAAATCTGCTTTTCCCATTTGTCATTAAGGAACAAATCCCTTGAATACTTTTGCGTTTCCAAAATCTTTTCCACCGGATTTTTATAAGGAAAGACCCTGAACCAATGAGCATTAAAAGCATTCCTTGTGGATATTATCCGTCCGCCAGAAAGCCAAACCTTGCAGGAAATTTCCGTTCCTTGCTGACCCCAACTTCCAAACTTCTCATCGCACAATTCTAAATCCCAGTAATCCTTCTTGGAAACCATAAAACACGCGCCTTGTGTGCTCATCGTTTCGGTTATTTCGTGTTCATCGTCTTGTTCTTCGCAGTATTGAAAATGCAGGTTGGTGTCAAAATAATAATTGGTCATTACGGGTTTGGGTATTGGCTTCCAAACCAACTCTTTTTTAAGTTCGCCTCCGCACTGTTCACAAACCGAAACTTTCTCAAATTGTTCGCCATTTTTACGATGCCCTTTGTCGCATATCCAGTTATAAACGTGTAAATTGCATAAAGCGGGCAAGATTACGGTTGCTTCTTCTTTAAGTTTTAAAAGTTCCATATCAAAACCTTGAGAAAATGACATATGAGCATCACATTTCATCAGGTAATTGCCCTCTGCTTGCCGAGCCAAAGCGTTCATACAACCCCGTTGTCCCTTGCTTTCGGAATAATAAAAAACCTTTAAGTTGTTGCGTTGCGGTATATCGGCATACCAGCCGTCCAATCCCACTAAAACCTCAATATCTCCTTCGGCGTGCTTAAAAATATCGTCTATTGTTTGTTGGAGAAATTCTTCCTGCCTTGCTGGAATTAAGATGCTCAACTTACTCATTTTGTCGAACTTAATTTCTGCCTGTTTATATTTCTGTTAAATTGCTGTTCTTGTCGTCTTTGCATATCAGCAGGCAAATTTATAGCAGTATCCATCATCAAAGCATATCTCAAGGCATCCAATGCGTGGTCGTTTTCTTTAACAGGAATTTCATCGGTTTTCCTGTTTTTCGGGTCTTCATAACAATAAGTCTCAAATTCCCAGATAAGATTTTGGCAGGATTCGTGGATAAAAAGCCGTCCCTGCTTGAATAATTCTCTTACTACGTTTATGCCATTTCTGATAGAATCCTTGCCCTTAATAACCTCTCTCACATTTACTCCCCGGCGTTTCAATTCTTCTATTCCCCCGGCGCTTTCAGGATCGGGATAACATTCATTCCATTTAAGGGCGGAAACATAATCGGCTATCTGGGCATCTGTTTGTTTGATTTTATACCACTCTCCACTGACAAAATACTTCCCATTAAGATGTTTCTTAATTTCTATGGCTGCCGCCGGATGGACAAAACCGAAATCCACGCCTCCGAATACTTTTACTATTTCGTTCTTATTAAGCTCTTCTTTGTAAAGATGCTCTTTCCTATTGAACTCTTTATAAACTAATCCCTCTGTCTTTCTGAAATCAGCCATATATTCTTGGGCGAATCTGTCTTCAGTAAGTTCCAGTTTGGCTTTTTCTATTTCTTCTACCGGGATATACGGATTATCGTAAGTCGTGAAATGAAATGACTTGAAATCGTTATTACTTGATTCAAGATTAAATAAATCGTATAGGTGAGTAAAGCCTTTTGGAGTTCCAAGAAATAACGCTTGGCCTTTCCTTGGAGTAAGAGTCGGCCTTAATACTTCCTGCCAATACATCCAGAAGTTTTTATAATTCTGAACCTCGTCTAAAACTAAAAAATCAAACTCTCTCCCCCGCAAATTCTCCACCGATTCCCAACCTTTTAATTGAATCTGGGATATTCCTTTGTCCTGGGCGTAAACTCTCATCTCCAAACGAGTTTCATTGGGCTCGGAAGCAAAAATCGGCTTGAATCTTTTAATCATCCTTGCCCACGCAATATCTCTTGCTTCACCATAGTTCGTAGCCAGATAAACTATCTCTTTATTTCCTTTGGAAAGAGCAACGCCAAGTATTTCTTCAATGGCTAATTCTGTATTGTGTGTGGCAATTAACCCTTCGCCTGCCAAAAAAAGATGTGATTTATCTTCAACCATTAAACATTGAACTGGAACGCTATCGGTTTCATTTACCGAAATAATCGCTCGCCTAAAATTACTTGTATCCTTACCTATACCCCGTTGCTTTCTTTTTAATTTAAAAAATTGTTTGGTTTGAGTAAAATGAACACGATATTTTTGACTTATTATTTTTCCTTTTAATGTGGCATTTCCAACATATAAAATCGGTTTTTGTCCCAAGCCCCTTAATAATTCAATAACTTGTTTGGCTAAATTTTTGTTTGTTGCGCAAAATTCCACATATCCTTTTTCGTTGCAGTATCCATCAGAGTCTAATAATCCCGCAAGTAAATCTTCTCTTTGTTGAATGGAAGCAATCAAATAATCAGGTGGAATATGTTTATTTTTAAGCAAATTTAAGGAATGTAATTTTTTTTGTAAATTATTTCCTCCTCTTTTTTTTGCTCTTATCGCATAACCCCGACAAATATCTTTTTCGTTTTCAACGGATATTTTCATTCCTAATCTTTGGGCATAAGAATAAAGATATTCTATTATTTCTTCATCAGCCGAATAAATTGTTGATTGTCTTGAACTTCCATCCCCCAACCATAATCCCAAAAAATAAGGTTCTATCAGTAAATTTTTTTGTGGAAATTCCAGTGGCCTTGTAAGAGGGATAGTAAAATTGGTTTCTTTGCCATACCATATCTTTTTGGAAATTTCCAGTGTTGTTAATTTTTGCAATCTTTTTGAAGTATTTTTATTTCGGGCAATATTTTTTCTAAACGACTTATTTTCCACTAACCAATTATGTTCAGCATCTGCAATAATTTTTGAACCATCTCTAAATAAAATTTCATAACATTTTCTTCCATAATATATTGGACTTTTATATAAAACTTTGGTTTTTTTACCGTTTGGGGCAAAAATAAATTCTCCAACCTTAATATCATCTAAAACTTTCCATCCTTTTGTTGTAAGAATAGGTGTTTTAATATCAAGAGCTTTGCCGAATTTTCTTCCACAAACCAATACTCTAAATCTATGAGTATCTTCGGCTATTTTATTTTGGGCTTGGTGTAATTCCACTTTTTTTCGCTATTGCTTCACTAATTTGAATAAATAAAGGATTATCTTTATCTTCGCCGGGTTTTTTTATTCTTCCTTTAACTTGATTATATTCCCTAATAGCCGCAACTTTTGCCGACAATTCTTTATTCTGTAGAATTACCCTTGCCAATTCTCTGTCCACTATCTCATCTTTTATCAAAGAATCTAAAAGTTCGTTGCATCTTTTTTTTATGGTAGGATTTGTTAATAGCTGCACGGCCGAAACTTTTGCACTCTCATAAACCTTTTTTTGAGCTTCATTTAATTGACCGTAAGAAATTAAGGGCAATTTTATTTTATAAGCCAAAATATAACTCCATACTCCATTGCCAAAATATTCTCCGCCCCCAGCATATAATTCACAAAAGAGTTTTTGGTTAGGATTAAGTTTCTTTTTCATATTTTCTTATAAGCGTTGCCGCCTGACTAATTGTAATTCCCAACCTGTAATTCTTTGAAAGATTTTCCGCCATTTCGTTTAACGCTTCCTTCACCGCTTTATTGGGATAAAATCGCTTTATGAATTTCAGTTGGGCGGAAAACGCTTCCACTTCCTGCTCTAACCTAAATTTACCATCTAAAACATATTTTGTCCACCAGATTTCAGGACTTGGAAAGTTTTTTTGCTGGCGCCGGTGCGCGGCTTCGTGAAATTGGATATCAGGCGGGATTTCTTGACCAGATGGATTGTATATCATGTCGCCATAACAGAATATCTGGCCCGGGGGAAGTTCGCCAAGGTATCGTTTAATTTGGTCTATGTTGGGCGGTTCCGTGTTTTTAATTTTCATATAGTTTTTTAATATACATC